TTTGATATATCTGATTTTCAAATGATCAACAAAGTCACAGTCACCCCTGCCGGGCTGAGCGGTCAGACCGCAAGCGATTTAACAAGCATTGATGATTATTTCCAACATTCTAGGGTTAGGTCTGGAATTATGCAGACTGAGGGCGATGCCTTACAACAGGCTCAAATGATTATTGCTTCAAGAAAAGAGCAGGGTGTCGCTATACAACTAAACTCATTAACTATAGATGCCTATAGCCAAGAGGATCCCGCAAGAGTCACTGCAGCTTTAGAGCTAGATATTTTCAACCCTATTGAGGTCACCCAAACCTTACCTGCAGGCAATGTAGTCAGTGATAGCGTGATAGCGGGCGTGCAATATCAGATCACCCCTAATTCTTTTCTTGTAACATTTTCATGTGCTCAACCTTTTGCCGTAGGTTTTTTGCTAGACTCAGCCGTTGATGGTTTATTAAATGAAGACATTTTGAGCTACTAGGAGATCCATGGCCACCTTTGTAACCGGGCAAGTTTTAACCGCTGCACAAATGAACAGTATTGCTAATCTTACTGTGAGAGGCGTAACTACAACATCTGACACATTTGTGGTTGCAGATGCAGATAATAAACTCATCACATACTCAAACACTGGCACCACAACAGTTACTATCCCACCCAACAGCTCTGTGGCTATTACAACCGGATCTGTCATAAACTTAATTAAAATCGGTTCCACTGGCACTATAAGTATCACTCAAGGTGCAGGGGTAACAATTGCTTCAACAGGTGCCACATCTACAAATCCCACAATAACAAAAACTTTTGGTGCAGTGTCTTGTATTAAAGTAGATACAGACAGCTGGTATGTAATAGGTAGAGTAACTGAATAACAATGAATATTTTAGGGATATTGACTCAACCATCTGTAGCAGCACCAGTTTCATTTGATGTAGATAGTTTAGTTATTGCAGGCGGTGGTGCGGGTTCTTCTACGGCTGGATTTGCTGGTGGCGGTGCAGGTGGTTTGCGTTGCACTGTTACTGCTACTGGTGGTGGTGGAAGTTTAGAATCTGCTTTAACTGTTTCGCCATCAACAAACTACACAGTAACGATTGGTGCTGGCGGTGCTGCTACTGGTGCGAATGACACTACATCAGGTGGATCTGGTGCGAATTCTACATTTTCTACTATTACATCTACTGGTGGCGGTGGCGGTGGTGGTAATGAAACTACTGGAGTTGCTGGCGGATCAGGCGGTGGCGGTGGTGCTGGAAATATAAATACAAATGGTGGTGCTGGAACAAGTAATCAAGGTTACGCTGGCGGTGCTTGCAAACCTGGAGGCGCTGGCACAAGAGCTGGTGGTGCTGGTGGCGGTGCCAACGCTGTTGGTGCAAACGCTGGTACAGGTACAGGTGGTAATGGTGGTAATGGAGTTGCAACTTCTATTACAGGATCATCAGTCACTTATGCTGGCGGTGGCGGTGGTGGATCTTTAGTAGGAACACCAGGTAATGGTGGAACTGGCGGTGGTGGTAATGCCAACTTAAACGCAACTGGAAGTGCTGGCACTACTAATACGGGTAGCGGTGGCGGTGGTGGTGATTATCAAAGTGGCGGTAATAAGGCTGGCGGTAATGGTGGTTCAGGTGTTGTTATTTTAAGATACCCAGACAGTCGCACAATTAGTTTTGGCGCAGGTGTTACTGGCACTGAATCTGCTGCAAGCGGTGGATATAAGAGAGCAACAATTACCGCAGCAACTGCTGGAAATGTGAGTTGGTCATAATGGCACATTACGCTTGGTTAGATGAGAATAATATAGTTGTAAATGTAACTGTTGGTGTTGATGAAACAGAACTAATTAATGGATTAGATACTGAAACTTTTTATAGTCAAGCAACTGGCTATAAAATTAAACGCACCAGTTACAACTCTAAAATCAGAGGTACTTATGCTGGCATTGGTTATACCTATAATCCCGATGAGGATATATTTGTAACCCCACAACCTTATCCATCTTGGATTAGGTCAGGTTCTTTCTGGAATCCACCAACTACAATGCCTACCGAAGGCTTTTGGTCTTGGGATGAAGAAAATTTGATGTGGCAACAATTAGAGAATTGACAAGCCCAAACGGCTGGCCGGCTAGTGAAGATAGACAAACCATAGGCATACAATCTTTTGCGATACCTGGCACTAAACTGAAGATTGCTTGTGCCAAAGATGTGGCACCAATACTTGTTGCATTTTGCAAAGAATTTCATGAGCTTGTAGAGCCAATAGATCAAGGTCAATTAGATGACTGGGGTTATGCCTTCAGAATGACAAGAGGCTCTGACAAAGTTTTGAGCAATCACAGCTCCGGTACAGCCGTAGATTTAAACGCTTTAAAACATCCACTAGGCAAGTCAAATACATTTAACAAAGAACAGTGTAATATAATCACATTACTAATAACTAAATATGGATTGGCCTGGGGTGGTCATTACAAAAAGCGCAAAGATGAGATGCACTTTGAGATTAAGATGGACAAAGAGCAAGTCAAACAAAAAATTAAACAGTTAGGATTATGATGAAACTTAGTGCAAAACAAAAAGCAATTGTAAAATCTTATGCACGCAGCGTAGCCGCTGCTACTGTCACTACAGCTTTGGCTTTGATAGCAGATGTGCGCCCGGAGTTATCTATCTTGGCAGGTGCACTTGTAGCACCTTTAATCAGATATTTTGATGGTCAAGACAAGGCTTTTGGCCGCAACAGCGAATGAGTCCCAATGACATGGCGGCTTTGACAGTAGCACTAATAACAATTATTGGGTCATTTATTGCAGCTGTGAGGTGGCTCGTTAAGCATTACTTATCAGAGCTTAAGCCTGATAATAATGGTCAGCATAATCTTGAGGGTCGCATTTGTAGGATTGAAAATAAGCTAGACACGCTCTATGAAATCCTAATAACTAAAAACTAACCTGCATACCCTTCTCTCATGAAGACCTGCGTAATAGTGCCAACTAGGGGCAGACCTGAAAACATGGCTAGATTAGCTGCATCCTTTGTTGGCACAAATGCAAGTGCAGATCTTTATGCTGTTATAGATAATGATGATCCTAAATGGAATGAGTATGCAAAAGATGACTCTTATGTTTGCCTACCTGCAGAAAATAAAACAGGTGGCTGTGCGCACGCTCTTAATAGTGCTACAGAGCTTTTACTTGATTTTGCTAACTACCCTTTTTATGATTTGTACATCTTCATGGGTGATGATCACCTGCCTAGATCGACTGATTGGGACAAAGCTTTACAAAAAGCGTTAATGGGTAAAACAGGCATTGCCTATGGTGATGACCTGCTACAAGGTCAAAACCTGCCTACAGCTTATGCAATGACCCGGGATATTGTTGAAGAGTTGAGAGGCATGACCTTCCCAGGCTGCAAGCATTTATATTTTGATAACTTTGTAAAACAATTAGGCATTGACTTAGATTGTCTAATATATCTACCAGAGATAATTATTGAGCATCTGCATCCTGTGGCTGGTAAAGCTGAGATGGATGAGGGTTATGCCCGGGTCAATCAACCTAAATGGTATGAAGAGGATCTATTGACTCTGCAAAAATATTTAAGATCACAAAAGTATGCAGATTTAATAAACAAACTCAAATGAAGATAAATGATTTGTTTGATGCGGTCATTGTACTTAATTTAGACAGGCGGCCTAATCGCTTGCAAGCAATTACGCATCAGCTTGAGACTTTACAAATAAATTGGCGCAGATGGCCGGCAATAGATCATATCAATACAGATATGACAGCCATCTATTGCAATGTTATGAACTTAATAAACCGCTTGTTTTACTGTCAATGGAAAGGATATAAACAGGTTTTATTATTAGATGATGATTGCGAATTTGTAAATAACTTTTATGACAAATTTGATGAAGTATGGCCGCAGATACCAGATGATTGGGACACAGTGAGTTTTGGTGATCATTTAATTTCGGCAACATCAATTACAGATAAAATACAAAAGATACATTCATCTTATGGTGGTCATGCTACAGCTTTTAAAATGAGTAGCTTGCCTGTTTTGTTTAATGGATTAAAAGGTCAAAATTTTGCTGATTTAGAATTAAATGCTATGAGCAATGATTTGAACAGATATGTTATTGAACCTGGTCTTGTAGGCCAAGGCCGTTATGAGTCTGATTTGGTTGGTGGTATAAGAGCTAATATGTACAATTTGTGGCAATAATGAACATCTTAATTACTGGATCACATGGCTTTGTTGGTAGAGCATTTAGGAGAGCTTTACCCTATGCACAATTGACTTTAGTAGATCTTAAGAATGGTACAGATTGCAGAGATTTTTTTAAACTAGAAAAAAAACAATATGATCTAGTCATTCATCTTGCAGCTATTGTAGGTGGCAGACAACAGATAGAAAATGCACCTTTGAGCTTAGCGGTAGATCTGGCTATTGATGCTGAGTTTGCTAATTGGTGCATGGTTACTGAGCAGCCCTATGTAGTTTATTTTAGCTCTTCTGCTGCATACCCAATAGAGCTACAGACTTTATCTAAAAAACATAAGCTAAAAGAAAAAGATCTAAACTTTAAAAAAATTGGTGCACCTGACATGAGTTATGGATGGGCTAAATTAACAGGTGAGACATTGATGAGTTACCTGCGAGATGCCGGTACTCAGGTCTTGGTGCTAAGACCCTTTAGTGGGTACGGCACTGATCAAGATATGACTTACCCATTTCCATCAATTATACAAAGAGCGATACTAGGCTCAAATCCATTTGACATCTGGGGGCGTGCAACTACTACTAGAGACTTTATACATATTGATGATGTTGTAGATGCGGTTATCACAATGGTGCAAAACAATTGCAATCAAACAGTCAATCTTTGTACAGGTAGAGCCACTACTTTTCTTGAGCTTGCTCAAATGGCTTTGAAGACTTTAGGTATAGACAAGATGCCTAAGTTTAATATTTTGTCCGATAAACCGGCAGGCGTAGCCTACCGGGTAGGCAATCCGACAATGATGAGTG